AACCGACAGCAATCAGAGCCTGATTAGTTGCCGTGAACCGGCTGAAGGTTACAGGTCCGGTTGACTGTACAGCTGATAGCCTGGTAAAGCTGAAATCTGCCATCCAGGTATCAAGGTCTTCACCGGAACACGTTGCAGCTCGGGTAGTAACAAGAAGATTTACGATCAGCTGCTGAATCCACATCGTCACGCCAGCGTTTGATTCAGCAATCGAGCGGAGGATGCTGCCAATTGCCAGGTCAACAAGCCCCGCCGCGCTGGCCTGCATCGCAGTTACCTGATCGCTAACCAGCGTTGCGAATGATTTAATATTGAGTGATGCCACGCGATTACCTCGTTATGTCGAAGCTTAATGTTGCAGGAGTGCCAGTGGTGGCGTCGGTGTACTTGATGTCTACGGCGACACCCATATCGATGATGGTCAGGTTCACAGTCGGTGCCGGGGTAGTGGCGACGACATCCTCAAGCAGCATTTGCCCAAGAATTAATGCTTTCCACTCATTAGGCCTAACGCTTTGGCCTACCTTCTGGCCCAGTCCGGCGCCATATTCAGGATGAAAGACGTAATCGCCAGGGTTGGTCATTAGTCGCCGAAGAATGCGCTGCTTTCCACGTTCCGTATCAGATGACGGGCGCAGGTCTCCCGTCGGTGAGGTTGATATATCCCCACCTATGTAGTGCCAGATGTCGTACATGGTTCACCCTTAGGTTAGTTGCTGATTCGGCTTGCTGGTTGTGCCGCCGCCGTCACCGTTTTCCGGGTGCGTGTGTCCGTTATAGGTCATGCGAATTTTCTGAACCGTGCCGTACAAACCATTGCTGTCGGTGATGTCCTTCACCACTTTCAGGTTTTCATCTATTAGCACGTCTCCGCCGGTAAAGTGATGAGCAGGGGCGTCATAAGTTATCTTCACCGCCGAGCCGATCTCCACCTCTCCGGTGTTGAGAAACTTCAACATTGAGCCTGATTTGTGAATCAGCCAGAACTCCCCCGATGGCGGCCCAGGGCAGCGGTCCTCATCGTTATAGAACTGTCCCGCTGCCATGCCGGCACCCATCAAGCCAGAATCAAACTCAACCTCAACTGCAGCGCCAATCATTGGCCCCGCTGCCAGCCCCCACCCATCACCAACCCATGGCGAGCTAAGCTGTATCCAGCCCGTTTCCTCACCTGTTGGTTGAAGCTGAACCTTCACCGCATAATTAACCGGATCGTAAGCAGTAATAACGCCCTGCCGCGTGCCGCTTTGCCCTGCCCCGGATTGCTGCGCCTGCGCGGCCATTGCATTCAGTAATGCTCTCACTCGAATACCTCCAGTGCGGGGCTGTGATTCTTACCTGATATGCTCATCGCATAACCAGACTCCCAGCTCAGAGTGCGTCGAACACTGTCGCAGTAATAAAGCTGATCAAACGGACTCGCTGTGCCTTCGATACGCACCATAGTTTGTGGCATAAGAAAGTTATCGCCGGCGGTCGAGCCGCTGAATTTCATCTCATGCTGAATGACCTGCTGATATATGGTCTGCGCCAGCGCTGCAGCTGACTCCGGAGAGAGCCCATTGCGGATAACCCGGTAAACCTGAGTTTTGGCAGTTGCGTTACCCGGTGTGGTTCCTTTGGCATTCTTAGGGTAGGAAGCAACGAATTGCTTATTCTTTCTCTTGGCGTTCCAGCTCAACACCTCAACCGTGACACCCTTTGATATCGTCAAGGCACGCGAGAAAGACAGGTCATCAGACATATTGCACTGCGGGTAAGCTAATGCCCCCGGCGGCTGCCAGCGAATCACGTAGTTATCGGCTTTTGCAGGGTCTTTCGTTGGCTGGAAATAGAGGGTTTCACCTTCCACCCAGACTGAGAAATTTTCTATAGCAGCCAGCGTTGTCAGCAGGTCCCATTCGGTTTGTTCGCCGGTCAGGTGGGCTGAATCAATCTGGTAAAATTCCCCGAAGCGCTGTGTTGTCGGAGTAACCGCCGCTTTCAGGCCATGGCGCTCAGCCAGCATCGTTGCGATTTGCGAACTGGTGTAGTTTTTGAAGCTTTCACCGGCTGACTTCGCATCAATGAGGAGAGCAATGAAATCGCGGCCATCTGCAGTGATTTCGAAGCGCGCCGGATCGTAATGCCAGTTATCGATATTCCCGATAATCAGCTTCTTTTCGTTCGTTCCAGATTTGGTAATTATTGAGGCGGACAACTCGACCTTAATCGTGGTTTGCACCGCCCAGTAATTCAGTAATCCCATAGTGGCAGGGAGCGCTGATGTCGCCAGCACAAGATCAAAGGTAGAGGCCCCTCGAAAGCCATTACTCTCGACACTGAAGGATACAAACGGCACTTCAACCCCATTCAAAAGACAACGCCCGCTGATATGGCGGGCGCTGGATTCGGTTATTGCGTTGTTCACATCCATGGCTAACTCGTCGGATTGGAGGGTATGGTGAGTGTGTTGATACCAGTTAGTTGCGGGTCAGTAAGGTTGTTGGCCGAAGCAATGCTGCTCCAGAGAGAGGCATCTCCGTACTGGTCAGAAGCAACCTGGTAAAGATTGCCGCCAGACAACGTTACCGATCGGACGCCATCAGCAGTCTGCCCTGAATTTACATTTTTATTTAACCGGCCAAGCACGTTTTGAAGGTTGTAGAGCGCCGGTATTTTCGTTGACTGGTCAGCCTGCGATAACAGGTTGCTTATGGTCTTCGAAATCGGATTGCCCGGAACAAGTCCGCCCAGGGTCGTGATGTCATTAGCAGCGGATTCAAGTTGTCCAATCTGCTGCTGAATGATCACCTGCGCGGCCGCGATCGGCCTGACAACAGATTGAACTTGCTCAACCGTAGCATGAGCGAAGTCAGTCACCTCTTTAACAGCGCTTTGTAAGGTCGTGACAGCGCTTGTAACGCTATCAACGTTGATGATGTCAGCGAGGCCAAGGGATTTCCCTATATCGCTATCAATGAGTCCCTGAAGCGCCCCGGTTAATGCATCCACCTTCAGTGGCGAAGCATTGTTGCTGACGATCGCAACTTCAATCGTGAATGGTCGCCGGTAGATGAACTCATATACCGGAGTGAACGAGGTTATCACTACCGTAAAGCTGTAATTATCCAGCGTCAGGGTTAACTGCTCCCCGGCGTCACGCATGCGCTCGAGCGCGCTGACACGATCGCCGGACTGAGAACCGGTAATGATGCCAGACCATGATAGCGGGTCATATTCGATGCCGAGAACGTCAACAGTCCGCTTACCACCAATCATCTGGTGAAGAACGGTCTTCTGCCTGCCGGGTATGGCGATGCGCTCAGGGACTTCGAAATCCAGAAACTCGAAATCCCCGAGTACTACCCGGGTCGCTGTGGGGTCATAGCCCTGCGCGAAATTGTTCAGTGCGCTTAAGAACGCCATAACGACTCCGTTAGTTTGGGGTGGAAAGCTTACTTACCTGTCCTGGATAGGCCATGAGCATGGATGAATCAAAGGCGCTGGTTGAGGAAGGGGCCTTAGTAGCCTGTTTGCTCATCCCCCCGATGACTGTGGCCACAAGCACCTGCCGGCCCTCATGGGTGAGTAATAGATTCACGGGTTGACTGCTGGCAGAAGACGCTTTTGGTGGTACAGACGGATAGCGCCCCTTCTCTGCGTCGAAATCAGCTTGGGATGGACTCCATGGTTTGTAGGTAACGCCTAGAGCTTTGGCGTTCTCACGTGCCTGTTTATCGCGCTCAGACATCTCAGCGGATTGGGATGCAATTTGATCGTATCCCTTCCCTTCAGCCATTGCCTTAATGCGTCGATAGATTTCGACACCTGAACTTGCAATAGCATAACCAGCAGCGGTGATAACCGTATTTTGCAGGCCGCTTAAAGCAGACCCGAGCTTAGGCAACCCCTCCGCGCCAGTAAGAAACTTAATCGGCGTGAAAAGAGCCGAGGCTGCATGCTTCATGGCCCAAATTCCACCGCGTAATACCGCCAAGCCAGTTACTGCAAGTGCCCCCTGAGCAACGAACTTAGCCAACTCAGGGTGCTTGTGGGCAATATCAGTCATTCGTTGCATAACTGACGTTAGTCCCTCAAGCCCTTTGGTGAACGTGTCCAGCAATCCGCCGTCTTTACCCATGACTAACTGCAAGTTCTCCCATTTTTTCTGGAAGTCGATCGCCTTACCGTTATAAGTCGATGCACCTGCTTTGGCTGTGGGATCTAAATCTCTAATTTTTGACCAGCCAGCTTCTGAGTGCTCAATTATCTGCAACTGCTTGTCGATAAGGTTAAGCATTGCCCCGCCAGTACTACCACCAATGAGGGCATTCTCACGCTGGATATCAGTTTCGTTAAGCCCTCTGGCCTTGTAAGAAGGTAGTAAAACCTGTTTATAAAACTCAGTTGCACCTTGCTTTGATAAAATCTCAGCACCGATTAGCGGATTACCTTCAAACCTCTTAATGCCGCCCATTGAATTGAGCGTGATTTTATCTTTGTCCCATACACCATTCTTCATCAGGTCATTAACAACCTGATTAGGTAATTTAATTATCCCATTCAATCGGTTATACAATGTTCGGTTAGCGAATCCGGCTGTACTTCCCTTCATTTCACCAATTATTGGCTCTAAGCTTGCGAATAAAGCTTTATCACTTAGGTTCATTGCAGCAACACCTGACCGCGCCATGAACTGCCTGTATTGACTGAAATCGACATTGCCACCTGAAGTAACAACCGCTTTGAAACTAGCATTCATCAGCTCATTAAATCTTTTCGGGCTAGTGAGTCCGCCAGCTTGCTCAACGAACCTCAGCATATCCATCTGCTGCGCTTCAGATAAAGGCTTGGCATGCGGATCCATTGCGGTCATTGCAAAATTAATTTTTGCCATCATTGGAGCAGCTAATTTTGCCCCAGCGAGTTGTTCTTTAAGTGTGTGAGCGCCGGACTCCCTGAATACACCTTGTGCCTCTGTAAAATATTGGAGCATGTCAGTAGTTGAGGAGCCGAATACTTTCGTTGCTGAAGCGAATTTCTCAGCCTCCTTCAACGCACCTTCACCCAATCCAAAGTTATTGAATTTTTCTGTCAAGGTTTGGTACTTCGCAGCCTCATCAACAAAGCCATCCAGCAGCTTGAAGCCAAGATATCCTGTAGCAAGATTTGTCATGCCATCAGCATGTGAACCCGGACCGAACCCGCGATTTGATGAGCCATTGCCTCCACCACCAGATCCGCCACCACCCCATCCACCGGGTGGAACACCATTATTCCATCCGCCCCAACCGCCTCCCTGACCTTGCGGCCCAGGCAAGGCCATTAGTCCATTACCCCGGCGAGCTCCGCCACCGCCGCCAGCACTCCCAGCCGATAATGCAAATGCCCCCGCAGCCATGGCTGGGAATGCAGACCCGCCGCCATAACCACCGGTCAGCGCAGGAAGATTTCGGGTGGCAGTACTGGCTCTTTGTGCATGATCCGCTGCAGACCGCATAGCGCTGGCATATTCATTTGCACCACGCGTCGCACCTGAAAACTGGTTATTCATTGCACTGTTCATGGAGCGCATTGCTGAGGTGGCTTCTTTGGCGGCACTGGTTACAGCCTTGATGTTTTTCGCCATCTCAACGAACTTCTTATTGAGCTGAATGGCATCACGGCTCACCTGCATCATGTTCCGGGTGATCTGGTCATCAAGAGCGATGCGGACAGCTACGCGGTAAGCCTGAACATCCATATAAACCTCTTTGTTTGGGCATAAAAAAACCCAGCTCATTGGCTGGGTCTGAGATGTATCTAGCGAGAGCTAATTACTAAAGCTTAATCTCACATGCTGTAGCGAACTGGTTAACAGCTTTACTGGAACCAGAAACATTTGCTGTTACTGAGTGTTGCCCGATCACATCGCTGGAAATCCCAACTATCATCTTGGATTTAGCCTTTGCAGCCTCTTTCAAAATTTGAGTTATGATGTCTTTGTCATCAACTCCAGCCTGAATATATTTATCATTTCTTTCTTCAAATGATGATTTCATTTTTTTTATATCACCCGAGTCAATCTTGACAAACATATCTACTGGTAGATGGGAAGCTTTTTCAGGCTGATTGGAACGCTCGATATACGCGAAGGATAGTTCATTTTTTGTGCAATCAAATATAAGTGCGCTACTGTCGTTATAATCTCCGATTGAAGCAACCATAGTCGCTTTCTTACCACCAGAGAAGATGTCGTCGTCTACACTAGTTGCCCATTGGGCGTGTGCCACACCTGTTATAGACGCCAATAAAATCACTAATCCTATCTTCTTCATATCCCTGCCCCAAGAGTAATGTCCGGAGTAATCCTAAAGGGAGTCTTATGCAAATGGAAGCAAAAAAACCATCACTTGAAGGCTAAAGTTATCAATAGAAATGCCGATATCAGTCATTTCAAGGAGATCCATATGACACCCCAAAGCCCAGAAGAAAAGTTCTCAGCAACTATAGATAAGCTAAAAGATAAATATCTCCCTAAAGCAAGCAAGGTAGCTATGAACTTTGGGTTAATACTCATAGCATCTCTGATTGCATCTTGGGGATTCGAATGGGTCATGCCGGTATCAGTGCCTGATGGGATTGACCATAAAGCATATTCTCACTTACAAATCCTCGCAGGTTTTATTCTTGTAACTATCGCATTAACATTGAGTTATGCAGTCTTGATATTCTCAAAAATCTTTAAGTTTAAAAGGGAAGGTATGAGAGCGTTATCACTCATGGCTAAAGAAATGGAAAAAAATCTTCATAGAAATGACTGAAAAAAATGGCTCATATTTGAGCCATCATGATTTCATTTAGGGATGCTCAAGCCACGTCAGCGCCGTGAATCAGATGCCGCAGCGCTTTGATACCTTCTGCGTTGTAACGGAACGCTTCTACCTGCTTACTGCTATATGCAGACTTATCCATTACGAAAATTCCGTACTGGTCAGTTTTGAGTTCATTGGCATTCGCGATACGGCCAATCTTTTGAGCTGAAACGCCAAGCATATCGCCCACCTCCCCAGCTGTATGATAATGCTCTTCAACTTTCGGCAGTGGCAAAAGCTCAATCCCGGCAGCATCATTCACCGCCCGGGCCATTGCTGTCTGCTTTGCCACGTCGCTCAACTTGGGCATAAATGAAAGAGCCAGGCTCATTGCCTCAACTTCCATCTTAATAGCGCGAGCTCGACGATATTCAGGCAGGTGCGACTTTGATTTCTGGGGAAGAACCTCACCAGACTCAAGCTGACGCCAGCGCGTGGCTACCTTGTGGCGAAGTGGGATGCTATAGCCTGTCATCAGCGTTAGGGTCAGATCCTGGTCGAGCCAGTACTCTTGGTAGGTGCGCCCTTTACCATCTTGGTAATCGGCGGAAAAGTCCGCCGATTGAAGATTGAGCGCTTCGAACATTTTCCGGCAGTCGTGCAGCACGTCTTTGTGTTGCTTGCCGGTCAATTTAGCAATTTCACGGCTCGACATTTTCGTGACAGCAGATCTTTGGTTTGCTACAGTTAGCTTAGTCATTTGAACCTCGAAGTTTGATTTGACACCTGATAACCGCCAACTCCACATTGGCGGTTTTTCTTTTTGCGCCATCCCATACGCCTGTCAATGTAACTCCCTCGTACTGCGTAATTTCCTGAGCATGCCCTCTGCGTTTTCCACATACCGGTTGTTCTTGTCCAGGTGTTCAGACTCGCGCAAAAGCGCTTCTTTTGTTCCCTGCGTGAAAAAGCGAGTCTCGTGAGCCAGGTCGTAGAAGAAGCCAGAGAACTCAGAACGCAACTGCTTCATCGCCGGGTAAACCTCTTTGCCAGCCTGTTGGGCTTTTTCCATCCACAACTGCATGTAGCAGAGGCTAACCACTTCTTCGTCGCTGAACTGCTTGGCGATCGGCGAAGTGGCCAATTCGCGATCCAAGATATCAAGCACCCAACGACGGAACTCTTTGGCTGCAGATGTGGTGGCGAACATGGCAATCAGATGGCAACCACGCAGGGAGAATACTCGGACACTTTTTTCACGTAAGTGATTGTTTATACCGTTGGTCTTCATTTTGATGACCATTGACATGGCTTCAGTGAACTCGTCTGAATTACGTGAGTAAATGGTGGATACGCTTTTGCTTGAGGCATACCCCAGTGCTTTTGCGATGTCTGCAGAAGTCAGCCATACATTATTGCGGTTAGTCACAGGCCTCAATTGAACGCCCTGGAAGTTAAAATCTGTTTTCGATACAATGTTCATGTTGGTTTTCTCTTGAGGGTAACCGGCAAATTAGAGGCCCTGACTGTTACCGCAGTTGGGGCTTCTTCGTTTTTATGCTTTAAGAAGCCCATCTTGCTTTAAGCTCTTCTCTAATCGTTTTATAAGCTCACTGTTTAAAGAACGACCTTCATTTCTTGCCGCTGACTTTAAAATTTCTTTCAGGCCAGGGGGTAACCGCACTCCTGTTGGGGGAATGTCTTTCACTTGATACATGAGCCCTCCTTATCGCTACATAATGTAGTATCTAATACTACATCGTGAGCATAGATTGTCAACGACATTTCCACTACATTATGTAGATGCTGTGTATGAGGATATAGTAATGAAAGGTGCTAGTGCGATTGCTCCTTTAGGTATTCGGTTACCTGAAGAGCTAAAAATTAAAATTCAAGAAAGCGCCGCAGCTAACGGAAGGTCTGTGAATTCCGAAGTTGTATCCTTGCTTGAAGCGGCTTTGAGAGAGCAATCAGGAGAGGTTCAGGGTAAAAATTCACAAGTTATTGATGGGCTTAATGAGACAATAAACCAGCTAGTAGAATCAATTAAATTACAAGCCGAATCCATACAGCTTTACAAAGAACAGGTTATGTTGATAAAGGCTTTTGTGAAAAAGCAAACTGGTTATGATGTTCAAGCCTTTCTTGATGCAAACGTCGATTACGAAGCTTTTGGGGTTCCGAGTACAGGAACTAACAAAAAGCCCACCTAAGTGGGCTGGCTCCAGATAGCAAAAACCCGCCGGGTGGCGGGTTAGTTTGACATACTTTAGGCACAAAAAACCCGGCGCGGTGGCCGGGTTTGACTAAGTTTAAGCTGCTTTTTTCACAGATTCAACCTGAGTCTCTTGCAGAAAATCTGCAGCGATTTTGTGGATGCGATCAGCGCATTGTTCCAGTTCGTTAAGTAATTTCGAAACTTGTGCAACGTCGTATTTTTTAGACATAACGATCTCCTATGTGACCCCTATATGTATGGTTTTTCATCTAAAGCGGCTATCGCCTCGCACAGAGCATCATGATTTTCTGTATCAATAGCATCTGCCATTGCTCTCGCCAGCAATAAGTATTCATTGATCATAGCTAAGTTCTCACGCCTTTCATCTAAAAGGTTACCGAGTTTCTCAGCTACAGTCTTGTAAAGTACCAACTCATCAACTAAAGCAGTAAAACTAGGGTTTTTACCCCGCAAAGAACCCATAGGTTGGATTTTTGCTTGGCTTAGCATCGAGCTGATTGAACCAAAAATGGATGAATGAAGCTCATTAAACCTATTAACAGCTTTTTTATGAAATGCTTCGTAAAACTCATCATCATTTGAATTCTGGGACACTAACTATACTCCTTATATGGGCGTGATCAACACGATTTACAATCTGCGCTGTCTGCTTTATGAACAAATCGGCACTTTTTGCTAAAACGGTGGTTGACCATCCATGCCAGAAGTACCAATCAATCTGTCCACTATATACCCATAAAATCGGCAAGCTTTAAAGAAACTTTAGTATAAAATTTTCTATCATGCCGATAAGAGTTTCACTTAGTGTCCGTAAGGAATGCTGCACTGCTATCCCGTTAAATGATTCTATACCAGCATACAAAAATATGCTTGAGGGAAAATGCTGAATTATTCTACAGTATCTTAAGTTAAACTGGCCAGTCGCCGCGCCTTCTTCGCCATGTAGAAATCAGTAAGCTTTGAAGCTAGTCGTGATAGCCAGCCCAATCGCATCCATCAGAGGGTCAATCTTCCTCACGTACGCGGGGCCGATGAACGGTCTGGGCGGGATGCGGTCGGTACCAACTTCCTGCCACAATCCGATCTCGCTTTTGGTCCCCACAATCGCTGCCAGCCCCACGATCTCACTTTCAATTGTGTCCCGAAGCTCTCCGGAACGAAGTAATGGCTCATTGGCTGAGTATCCAGCTGATACACGCCCTGCCATTGTTGAGTCAGCGAGTGGCGCCCAGGCATCGAAAGAGCCAACGGCAGGCTGGTAAACACCCAGCTCTTCTTTTGCCGTTTCCTCAATGTCTTTCACGATTAGCTTAAACTGACTTTCAAGCCCAATCGCAATTGCAGCGGAGGATTGAGCAATCTCTCTTGCGAACATATCAAGGTCCATCAGGTAACCTCCTCCCACTGCCGGGTTGTCCAGTTGTAAACACCGCCCTCAAACTCTCTGGTTACAATTCCCATCGCTATGCGCTCATGAGGGAGTAGTTCATTCAAGCCAGGGAAGATAACGCTGAAAGGAACCCCTGACTTCATCAGCCAGCACTGGTTAACAAAGCCGGGGTTCTGGGCTAGTTTTTTGCTGCGGCATCCACGGCGTCAGCCGCGCTTTCTTCTTCGCTCTTAACACGCAGATATTTGGTAACGGCCTTCAGGCCTTCCTTGCCCAAAATCGACAGCATCGTTTCAACCTGCTTTGCGTTCTGCGGTACCGCATAATCATCGCCATCAATTTCAGCCACCGCGGCAACGGGGAATGCATACAGATTCATATACATCACGTTCATTGCCATCTCTGCACCAACCGCAACGGTCAGGCGAGACTCCTGAAGCGGATCCAGTTCGCGCAGTGTGATTAACCGGCCTTTTGAATCTTTCACCTGATTGTCTTTTACTGCCGGCGCTTTCGCTTCTTCATCTTTGGTTTCGTGCACTGTTACCTGAGCCATTTATTTTCCCTTAGTTAACTTTTTTGCGGCGGTTTGCGGTCCATGACAGCACCTGAGCAACGGTCTTATCGCCAGTTTTGTTACCGGCATCAGTCAGGTGGAACGACACGCCTTCATAGCGATATACGCTCACGGTGCCATTCGATTCGGTGATCGTCTCAGTGATGGTGCCCTTCTGCTGGTCGATACCGTTGAAGTAGTTCTCTTCCCATTGCGCCCAGAAGTCATCAAGCGTGCCATCCTGCCGCTCAGCGTTGATTGTGCCGTTCCATCCATTAGGGATTTGCAGCTCATCACTGATGCCATTGAGGGGCGTGATTTTGTTGGTTGAGACCTGAGGCTTTGAATCGAACCCCATGATTTTCGGGATGCGAAGCTTGCCGGTTGGCGTGTTGATATCAACGGCGACATCACGGCCCAGAGTGTAGCCAAGTTGCGGCATGGTAATTCTCCAAGAAGAAGCCCCGGATTAGCAGGGCTAAGGTTGTTAGCTGGATGGGGTATTGGAAACCGCGATTGAAACGCTGCCACCACCTTCCAGATTCACCAGGAAGTAGCGCACCACGTTGAGGTATTTGACCTGCACGTCAGCCACCATGTAACCCAGTGCAACACGGGCATCTGGGTTATTAGAAGCATCCAGTTTTACGGAGAAGGCCGGGCCGCCGTTCGGGTCACCAATCATCTCTGCATCTTCGAGGGATGTGAGGAATGACTCGATGGTGCTCTTCGTTTCCCTGCGCAGTTCGGTTGTCTGGTTCTGGCCTACAACATCACCAAAGCTTGCCGCAATGGTCAGCGATAAGTAGTTGGTCATGCGGGTGTAAGTGTCATCGTTCTGGCTCTGCACTGAGCTGGTATTCCGGCCGGAACGCATGCCGAAGTAGTTTCCGCCAGGGCACGGGTTTGTGATGACGTCCAGACGCGCAGAGTTGATCGCCCCAATCTCAGGGATTGAGTAAGGCTGATTTGCCAGTTGGCGCTGCGTTGCGATGATGGTGCTGATCCGCTTATTCAACGTGGAAATATGCGGTGACCGGGACGCGATATTAGCCGCTTCGAAGGTTGCCGGGGAGATCATGCGATTCACGCCGTTCACCGTGTCTTTCCAGTACGGCCAGTCACCGACGATCACCTTCATATGCCAGTCATCAACACCGGAAGTGTTAAGCAGTGTTGAAAGTGCCGAGTAGGTCGTACCGGCCACACCCTGACTGATACCAAATGAACCTTCCGCTGCAGCAAAAGTCGCCATAGTCGGCCAGGCCGTTGAATCAGTCAGATCTGCAAGGTTGATTACCTGAGAATTGGTGCCGCGCAGCGCATACATGCCCTTACGGGTAGTACTGGTGCCATCCGTACCCAGAAGCGTGGTATCAGTGATGGTCGCAGTGCCATCGGTGCCGCCCGCCATGGTATAGCTTGCGACAACATTCGGTACAGCGGTACTGGTTCCGATCGTGGCAATCGCTAACTGACTTGCTCCACGGACGCTGGTTTGCCCGTTGTTCACAGCGGCCAGCATGTTTGCCCAAAGAGTCGCGCCGGTACCGGTGATGTTATCGAACACTTCAGCGCTCTGGCCCGGCAGGTTAATCGTAAGCTTGTAAGAACTTACAGCTGTACCAGCCGTTACTGCTGCCTGAATGCTGTTCCCACGCGTACCGGTATAGATGGCGGTCAGTGTGATACCAGTCACTGGAGTTGACGCTGTATCCTTCAGAGCGATGCTGGCTGCCATATCGGAGCCGTCGGTCACGCGAACGCAGTTAAGATTAGTCGCGCCCAACTGAAGAGAGATTGAGACAGCCGTTGAAAGGTCGTATTTACGGTTTTGCGGAGATCCGAGATAGAGCGACTGGTCGGTATCAGAACCAACCAGAAACGCGCTGTTAACCGGGCCCCAACTTCCAATGCCGACAATACCAAGGCCGTCAGTCGCAACGCCATTGATGTATCGCGTTTTCGGTGCCACAACCTGAACATACAAATCAGGGGCCGTGAGCGCCGTAGTGTTTAAACTGCCAGATTGGTAAATCGGCATGTTCTTCTCCAAATAAAAAACCCGCCACATTGGGCGGGTTGGGATGTCACAGGGGATGAATTACGCGGCGCGCTTAATCACGTACACGGCCTGCTCACCTTCGAGGATTTCTTTGATCGTTGCTGAGTCGCTAATCTCTTCACCAACCTGATAGTCAGCAAAGGCATGGCGAACCACCAGGATGTAGCCAGGCACTTTCGTATCAGCCTTAGCGACTGGTGCGGTTTCTTCTGCAGAATCTGCCATTTTTTACTCCAGAATGGTTTTAATGGGATTGCCAGAGGTGTCGGTAATATTCATCACAGGAGCGATAACCTGCGGCGCTGCAATGGTTTGAGTTGTGGCGTAGTTGACGGTATAAATCAGGTCGCGGCGATAAACGAGGTAGTTCTCGCTGGCATCAGTATCAAACTGACGCTTATAAAGTATGTAGGCCGGGGCAAAGTCGCCCAGTGAAACATTGCTCTCTTCTGACAAAGCAGAGTCAAGAGCCGGGCCTATCAGGGAGCGCATTTGTGGTGAAGGCGCCCAAACGGTTATCTGAAAGTCCTTCTCCTGCCTGCGAAGTTCTCTCGAAGCCGTGCCCACGCCGCCAGTACGCGCAATAATGGTTCTGGCATCAGGAATTCTAATTACCGGCCCTGCATTACTCGCGCCAGGTATCTGGGATGCCATGGCGGTAGCTACTGAGGTAAGTGAATCGCCCCCCTGAAGTGGATAGTGATAACCAACGCCATCAATCAGAAAGTAAACGTTCGTCGGCAGCGATACAGCACCGGAAAGAGTCACCTGCTGACCTGATACCGTTGCGATCATCGGAGGTTCGCCTGTACTGATTACCCGGTAAGGTCTGCCTAACTCACTGCCAATCTTCCTTTCAGAGGGCAGCGCCCAGATAGATATGTGTGCGCCACTGGCGTTGATATCCTCCTGAAGCACGTTAGGCACCGGCCAGCCAGGGTAAATCTTGATGGTTGATCCGGTAATGCTGGGTTCCGATGTGCCGTTTGGGTAAACCGTAGAGGCGATCATCCCGGCAATCGTGTTGCTTACATCAGATGAATCAGCCATATCACACCAGTGCCTGCATTGCGGTTATGCGCCAGCCCATATCGGTAAGCTCAGCGCTGGAAATGACGTATCGGCGGCCTATGTCATCGGTGATGATGTCACTGGTGCGCAGAACGATGTCACCGAAGTTCGGAAACAGGATTGCGTACCACGGCGTTTTGGCATCAGCGGGAAGATTAACAGGGCTTTTCTCCCCTTTCGTACCCTGCAGGATGCTGGCAGGCCAGCCTGACATGATCGCCACTTCATTTGCCGCAGTCGTGCCGCCATAGCCCTGTACACCGCCACCACCGGGTGCCTGTGACGTTCTCAGCACCTTGATAGTGCGATTGGTCTGCACGCAGTAAATCGGCAGGGTGGTTTGCATAGCGGCAACGAAGAACGTGCCATCCTCCGGCGACACCAGAAAATCACCCGGAAGAAACCCGCGCCCGTCGAAAACGCCAAGCCAGGTGGCCTGACCGTATTTGTTCGGCGCGCTGTAGGTAAAATTCGTGGTGAAAGAGGCTGGCAGGTTTTGCAGGACAACCGTCTGTAGAGGGTCAAACGCACTGTCAGCGCGATATTGCTGAGCACTATATCCGATGCGTTTTGCCGCCTTACCGTAGCCGATGTAAACCTTCTCTTTCAGCTTTGCAGCATCCATTTCAACACCTGACTATCTGCGTGGTCCCGTTACCAAGCGCTGGCCCGGGCGCGATACCAATGAAGCCGCACAACTCGCGACGCCACTGATTGAACAGCCGCGTGCGGTCGCGCACTTCATTGGTGTTTCGCTTCCAGACTGCCGCCTGATCCGTATCGAGGTTATCACCTGCGCCAGTAATGGCTGATTCGAGCGTTTTTAACGTAGTGACATAGTTCACCACCACGGCCTCTTCCTCAGCGCTTAACGTTGTGAGGCGGTGATAAAGCGTCTGCCAGGCACCTGAGGATACCCAGCCGTAAGCCATATCGCTGGTATCCGTGGCAGGAATATCCCCCTGCATCGGATAGCCCATATATCGGCGCACATCCACAAGTTGACCAGCAGTCAGCATTATTCAGCCTCTTCCTGTTTTACCGCCCAGCCACCTGAGTAGTAGTTTTTCACTTCTTCAGGATGCACCTGAGCGGTGTGCGGTGCCGGGTGAACTTCCGGATCACGCACCATTGTTACAAACGCAACGGATGAGGCATTCTGTACGCCTGCACCAGCCTCAGCGTTAGTGCCAATTGTAACTTCACTGCCATCGGTAATGACCTCTGGCGTGTTGTCTTCGGTTCCGTCAGCTTTCTTAGCCATGTTTATCTCCGGATTGCAGCCGCCGGTCTCCCGGCGGGTTTAGGATTAGCCCAGCAGCAGCGCAGTGTGCTCAGGCTTGATGTTGGCGCAGCCCCACGCGGCAGCAATCTCGTAGTGCACACGCTTGTACTGGCGGTACATAGACACTTCGAACGCCATACCGGTACGAGGGTCAGTGATGGTGATACGGTCATCGGCCATATCGCCTTCCTGCGGAAGCGCCGGTGCGCGGGTTGCCAGCAGAATAGCTGAGCGGCTGAATGCGAAGTTAGCGGTGAAGCTGGCTGCCAGCGTTACGGTGGCTCCCGTCGCAAGGTTTTCGCGCAGGCCCGGCGCGCCGATGGTCAGAGAGCCACCTGACAGGACGCTAGTCACCACGTACTTGAAGTTGCCGATGGTGATGATGTCGCCTGCCAGAATGGTGCCCGTGCCGGTCTGTACAGGGATTACAGTGGTACCCACGGTCAGCGCGCCGTTGGTCACATAGCTTGCGCCAGTGCCCGGTGCGTGGGTGGCCACACCAGCCGATTCACGCAGGTTAAACCCGTGAAGTTGCAGCAGCGTACCCTGTGCACGAAGCTCGTCTGTACCCGCTTCATTAGCTTTGGTCAGCTGCGCCAGCGTACGCAGATTTGCACCCGCCGTGGTGTCGATAACACACTGCAGATCGCTCAGCGGTGCGCCGTTATCAGACAGAATCTTGCGGACCTGCGCGGTATCGCTGAGGTTGGTAGCAAAAGGCGTGGTGCCCGCAGTACCGGCAGCGCGGGATGAGTTCAGTGCCAGTTTACCCAGATCTGATTCCATCTCGTTCACCAGCGTACGCATTGCCTGCGCAATCTGGTTGCGGCGGATGTTGGCATAGCCTGGGCCGTTATTAACGCCCTTTTGCTCTTCGCCCGTCCACTGGAACGGCACCATGCGCGACTTCTGGATGGTGAACGGCGTGTTACCAATGTTCTGATCGCCGGTATTGGGCGGCAACTGGCCGGGTACAACGTCCTGAGCGGCAGAAGCAGGTGCAATTGGAATGCGGATCGCTTCTCCAACTGAGGCACGCTCAGCGGATGGGTCCAGAGTTACAGCAGGGATGAATCCGGTCAGTTCGCGGGAGACGATATCGCGCGCTGCGAACAAGTCCGGGATAAGGCCGGTGAGGTTGTTAGCCATTCAAGTTTTTCCTGTTAATCAGTAATAGTGACACCGGCACCGATTTGGCTGCTCTGGTCCTGAGGACTGAGCGACTCAAACTGCGCGCGGCTAATGGTTTTGCCACCCGTACCGCCATTGCCACCGCCAGAACCACCGCCAGATGCGCCGGTGCCTTTGAGGATTTGGTCTTTGTATGGGTAATGTTCGACGAGAATCCCCAGCGCCTCATCAAACCCGGCCGCTTCGCCTGGATTGCTTGCACTAAAGATTTTGTTGCCTGATTTGTCGTAGGCGATGACGCTGTCACCCTCGAGCTTGAAGTTATTACCAAAGCGGGCTTCCACCATGTCGGCAGGAATACCCATTTTTTCCGAAATAAACTTCGAGCGGGCGAAGCTTCCACCAACTTTTTCGGCGATCAGTTTATTGCTGAGGTCATCACGTTCCTGAAGAATTGGAGCGTACTTGTCTTCAACCGCCTTGATCGCTTCAGCGCGGACTTTCTCGACCTCACCGGCATCCACCAGTTTTTTAGCGTCGAGGTTTTTAATGGTTTCGAGTGCCTTCATCGCTTCTTTAGGGTCTTTGATACCCTCAAAAGCTTTCACAGCCGTCTCAGCTGACTCCGCACGCTCACGGTGTGACTTTGCTTCACCGTTCAGGCGGGAAATCGTCTGGACAGTGCCAGGAGCGTCAAAGGCCACTTCTTTGCCATCGTCATGCACATAAACAGGCTTGCCATCGGATACAACTACATGGCCGTTTTCGTCGAGTTTCAGTTTCATATCTGGTCATCCAACCTTATCGTTAGGCCATCCGGCCCGGTGCGCCGCTCTGCATCCGCAGAATTTCGGCAATAAAAAAGGCCCACGCGTTAACGTGAGCCTGAGTCAGTCCAACCAGCGGGGTGCTAGCCGGTGAGAGTTGTGCTTACTTTGGAGGCTTTCGGCGGCTGGGATTCAATACGCCCTTTCTCCTCCAGCCATTTAACATCGCTGTTAATAAGGCCGCGTCGCTGCATCTCGTAGAACAGCGTTTCATCTGAAAGCGTTCCGGCAACATTCATATCCATCAGCAACTCAGCGGATGCTTCAGCCAGTGTGGCCGCTCCGAAATCTCTGAAGATGGTTATCGAGCCACCTTCCTTTTCACCTATCCACTCAGCCATGTATTCGAGTGCAAGATTTGTTGCGTCTGTCAGGTCGCCGATGATGCGCTGTAATGCACATGTTCCTGCCTCATTATCAGCCACAGTCTGAACAACTGTTTGCCGTCCAGGCTTCACAACAAGCAGCTCAGCGCCGATTTGCCGCATCTTATCCTCAAGGTCGAGGATATCAACACGGCCGGCTTCAATGGCTTTGCCGGTATGTTCGACGTACTTGAGATCTGCGCCTTCTTCATCAGAAACTATCGCTGAGGCGGCACCTACCGTGATCGGCCCATCACCCAACTTTCTACCGAAGAGGACCGGTACGCGGGCAACGTGAAGAATTGTCTGCTGGTCGCTTTTAGACTGCCAGTGCTCGACGTTCAGGAAGGCCAGCTCAGCCATTGGGGGCTTGGACTGCATGAATCCCAGTCGGTCACCATAGACCGGCACGAAGGTAATCTTCTGCAGGCTGGTTGTTCCCTCCTGATGCAGCGACCACTCTATAGCGCCAGTCGTCTCGTTTTTCTTCTCACGATAGATTCGCCACCTGCCGATATTCAGCACCCTGACCTGCTCAATTTGTTTCTCAGAAAACTCATTTAGCGGATCACGTTCAGATACCACTTCCACGAAGCGGAGCATGGTGAATGTCTCCTGACCATCAATCCGCGTTGAGTCGAAGTCCAGTAAACTGTTGCCGGCTATCTTAGCAAAGTAAGGCCTTAGCCCACGGCGCTTCTCTTCAGCTACCGTCAGGTTCCCTTCGGTGGGTGGATGCTCAACCAGAATCCCACTCAGGCCGTACCCCATTGCCTCCTCACAAACGCTTGCAAGGAATGAGTGCAGGTTTGTTCCCTGCATATCGATATCCGGAAACATTTTTTGAATGCTCTCAGGAACCTTCTTCTCATCCCACGTAACCGGCCGGGAAAACGGCTTTCCGCTAAGCACCTCGATCGTACGGGAGAAGGCTGGGAATAGTGTGGCTGACTTGAGGCGATTTTTATAAAAGCCTTCGTCCTCATTCGGCCACTGAGGAAGGTAAACTTTTCCGGCATCGCGCATTGCAGACGTACCGCCGAGTAAGGCAGTAATCATCGGCCAGCAAGTGGCGATGGCCTCGACTTTTGCTGACCTCTTGCGAACGTCATTACTCATTGTTTTATCCAGTTATCCAGAGAATGGGCGAACAGTAGTTTTGGGGACTTTCTTGTTGTGCTTAGCTGCAGCAAAGTAACGGAATCCGTCAGATCCATGTGAAGTGAAGTCGTGAAGCGGCTTATCTTTCCAGCAACCTCGCTTCTCATCCCATTCTTTCCGGTAGCCCTCAAGATGCGAGATGCCCTCCGAACATTTGGCCTCATCAAACACACACTTAGGAAGAATTTCACGTACAGACTCAATACCCGTGTCCACGCCCACCTTTGGCACAACCTTGAAGGTCATTGAATACTTGTGGCCATCTATCTCGTAGCCTTCTTTGGCAAGTTGCTTGCGAGACTTGGCATCAGATCCGAACTCGCGGTTTTCGATATCGTGCGGCCCCCAGTGCTCACCGTATTCATAGCCACGGTCTTTCAGCACTTTCATGTAGTGGCGCAAGCCTTCACCGGAGTTTTCGTAGTAGTCGATGACGTGAAACTCTTCACCAACCTCGCGCACGAACCAGATAGCCGTTGAATCTCCCACACCAATATCCCAGAACGTGTGAACCGGTAGATGTGAGTTATCAGGCAAGGTTCCAATGCGTTTGTTGGTATAGAGCCAGCGGAACTGCTTGGCGTAGTAAGCGCCTTCAACGGATTGCTGGAATGCTTCAGCGGGGATAGTTGGATATTCCCGCTTCATGTCGTCGCCCAGCGTTTTCTCTTTGGCGAAGTACCAGGCTTTCTGGCGCTCGTTGAGAATTACGCCGTGCTTGGCTTCCATCTCATCGAAGTAATCAACCAGGCGCTGCGGTAACACCTCTACCGGGTCGATTGCGTACTGCGGATTCTTCCACCAAGAGAAGAAGAAAAACTTCCAGTCGAGGGGTGAGAGTTTCTTACCCTGCAACAGTGCCTTTTCGGCAGTCTGGCAATAATCGAAGAAGTAACCAGCCCTACCCTCAGCTGTGCTTTCGATAGTCGCAAAGCATCCGGTCGATACCGCCTCAAACGCACCAGTAACAATCTCACGGGCTTTGTCTGGATACTTGGCGCAGATCTTCCCGAACTCGGAAACGTGCAGGTAGCGCAGCGTGCCGCCACGAAATGACGTGCTGACGTAAAGTGAGCCACCCTTCTTGAAAACCAACTCACCAGCAGAGTCATTGCTTGCCGGGTTAGCCGCAGTTATTTCTTTCGGCAACCGGTCGTAGGCAAACTTTACCTTTTCTCGAAACAGGCGCTTGGCGTCATTTAGCGTGTGGGCGATCAGGGCGCACTTGGCAGACTCGAACAAAGCCGCGTCCAGCTGGATTATGCAAACCTCGGTCGTGAAACCAAGTTGGCGTGCCTTGAGGATGATGTTACGTGTGTGGATGCCTTCGAAGTATTCGCGCTGCTCAGGTGTCATCCTGAAGCGTTTTGGCTTACCTTCTTTATCGGTTATCCAGTAGAGATTGTTCAGGCGCCAGTCTTTGTCAGCCAGGAGTTTGAGATGCTCAGGTTTCATTACGCCCCCTGAGACAATGAATCCATCAGGTCAGATAGCTTGCCAACCACGTTATCTGTTTCGGGACCGCCAATGTCATAAGCCTGGCGCTCAAGTCCGATCAGGTTTTTCAGCGTATCGGACAAGTCTTTCATCGACTTAACGCGGCCCGGCATGCTGATAACTTTGTGGTACAGGTCATTCAGCTTGTCCATGCCTTTGTCATCTTCCCGACGCAGTAACTCGCCAAGTTGCTCCAAAGCGGCAACGTCGGTGCATTCAGCTTCAAGCTCAGCCAGTAAAGTGTTGGCGATGTTACGAGCACGGCGAATATCCCCACGATGCTCCATGCGGACGCTGGCAATAACCTCAGCGTTGGCCTCAACCAGTATCCGTTCTGTGGTAGCCGTTTCAGTGGATACCTTGCTGGATACCTCACGTTTGGATACCAGTGCATCAGCCTTGGCTTTTATCTTCGCTTTAAGGTCACGCTCCCATCCGTCACGCTTTGAGCGCTTGTTGATAGCTCCATGGGTAATGCCGTGCTGTGATGCAATTTCGCGGACAGATAGCAAACCAGCCCGGTAAGCCGATTCGATAGCCTCCCAGTCAGGTGATGCCATGATTTATTCCTTCGCTTTTTCTTCAGTTTCAGGTTCCGGCACGTACTCCATCTTGAGCACGTCGTCCGGTGCCAGGTAAACCCATGAGCCGTCTTCTTTGGCTACACCGATGAAGCCGTTAACCATCTCAGGTTGTGATCGGTTCATCAGACCTTCATGGGTTTCACCTGACTTAGTGGTTACTGTGATGCGGTAGGTGTCAGTCATGGTTTCTCCGGGCAATAAAAAAACCGCCCGTAGGCGGCTTAGGGTGCTGGTTAATCAACCAACACGTTTCTGTGCTCTTGGCACTTTTCCTGCACATGCCCTTCGAATGAATTTGGTATTCTATCCCGTATGGCAGTCGGGACTCCGCCTTGACCCGTGTCCTTTAAATATTGCTCACGAGTGAACTCGATAGTAGCTATCTCAACGATTGAGTGTGGAGGAGATATAGCTCTCTGCTGATCATCGAATACCTTAACGATGAATTTATCATCGCTGACCCTAATAATGTCATACCTGACAAGGCGAGAGTTTATCCCTTTATCTATGTAATACGTTTTTATGTTCGTATGAATCATCACTTATTCCTTCTGAGTAGTTGATTAACCAACCTCAGAAGATACTCAATTATTACTTAAGTTTCATTGCCATTATCAAGCCCACCCTGAGATGAGCTTTGTAATGGTCACGCAGCTTTTCCTTCCATCAGGGAAACCATGTCCGGATTAGCGAGTCGGTTGATGTGATCTTCCTCCACAGCCAGCACCCGCTTCTCTTTCTTCCGCTCATTCATCAACCGGCTGCCGATGGTGCCTTTCAACTTCGAACGGGTTTCCTTGATGGCGAACCGATGCTGTAGCTCTTCACCCATTGCGATCCGCTGACTAAGCCGGTTTGCCATCCAGTTGAATGCCGCGATGTAGCTTTCTTTGATGGCTGCGGCCGCTTTGCCTGTAAAACCCATGACGACCATGATCCAACCGTCTTTTGTCAGGCTGACCATTGGCCGTAACTTTCCCTGTTCGTCTACATAATCAGCCGACGCAAAATTGCGTTGGCTAAAATCTGCTGAGCAATCAGCCTTAACCTGCTCAATCTTCCTGAGCACATCACCATGACGCTTACCAAAATATTCTGCAACCTTCCTTGAAGTGGTGATCACTTCCTCACCCTTTGGCTGAACCATGTCGTGATAGTTGAATGCTGGAATAATTGATGGATTATTCATTACGGATACCTTTTAGAAAGATGAGCCTGCTCGCACAGAAAAGCCGCCCCGAGAGGTCCGCACCTATACGGCTTTTCTCAGGCTCAGCTTTCTGAAAGACTCGGGAGTAATATGCGCTGCGAGGCGCGGGGATTTACTGCGGGTATAAAAAAGCCCCGCTATTGCGAGGCTCTAGTTTGCTGTCTGGGTGACAAATCACTTCAGGCACTGCTCAGTGATGTACTCCTGCAAGCCAGCTATTTGCTTTCTGGCAACTTCGATTCGTTCTCTGAGGGTGAAATAATCCCG